GCAAAATGAAGCTGATGGTTTAAAAGGTGATCAAGACGCATTAAACGAGTTTTACAGACAGTTTCCAAGAACTACAGAGCATGCGTTTAGAGATGAAACAAAAAACAGTATATTTAATTTAGTTAAGATATACGAACAAATAGATTACAACGAAGAAATGTCTAGAACTTTAGGTGTTACGACTGGTAATTTTCAATGGGTTAGTGGCATAAAAGATTCTCAAGTAATATTTTATCCAGATCCAAAAGGTAGATTT